CCGACGTATCCCCACTGTTTTGAGACATAAGGAGAAGAGTTGTCAAGGCTCTGTTCGATCGAGGATTTTGAGAATTCATAGTTATCCGTCATGATTATCTATAGCAATGAGAATTTAATATCTTTATATATTAAGTGAAAGAAAAAAATGTTATCTGAAACCTTCTGGATTTTAATTTGCACGACTGGGGCAACTCTATTCTTTGGAGTCGCTCGTCTTTGTTTTAAAAGTAAATGTTCGCATATCGACTTATGTTGTCTTAAAATTGTCCGGGATACTGCGCATGAAATGTCTGGCGATGAAGAAAGAGGTACTCAAATTGCTGTACCACCATCCAACCAACAAAATAAAACATAATAAGTTTTAAAAGTTTTCAATAAATTTAAAATCTTATCATACTAGTAAAAAGAAATGTCACAACTCGAAAAACTTATTGCGCAGAACAGGTTAGATCTTGATCTTATGATCGCCAATGACAAGGTGTCAAGAGCTGCAAGACCTCGGCAGAACACGGATTTGGCTAATCGTCTATCTAAAGTTGATGCAGAACTTGTTCGTCAATACAATCTTCAGTTTAAGAAAGCTCAGGCTATTCCCAAAATTGATACTGAAACAGGTGAGCCTATCCTTGATGAATTTGGTAAACCTGTCATGGTATATAGGAAATATCAAATGCCTCCTCATCCAAATGTGCCGCCAATAGATGATAAACTCGGTGTGGAATTGTCTTCAGCAGATATTCGAAGGCTTAATAAACAGCATGATGAAACTTCGAAGAGGATTGAAGCTATACAAGCAAAACTTGCCGATTTAATTCAAAAAAGAACATCTTATGCTGCAGGTACACCTAATAAGGGACGGATTATAGAATACGACACCCAAATCGAAAATGCTAATACTTTATCAAAAGAACTTGAAGGTAATCTAAGAAATATTGAGAGTCTTATTGGTAACAACGATGAAGTTGTAGCCGCCAATGATTCAATAAGAGATCAGTATGAGAGAGATCAAGAAATTGCTATGGAAATGTTTAACAAAGGAATTGAAGCGTTAAATCAAAATGGATTTAACACGGAAAGAAATGAAGGCGAGACTGATGCAGACTACTATCAAAGAATGCAAGACAACGCTGAGGTATCAGCAGCAGATGAAGAACTCGAAGATGCTAAAATCTTTGCAAAGAATACTTTTCGCAACCATCTCATGGAGCTTTTCAATGATAATGTCAAGATTGAATCTATTTATCATCATTATCCCGACCTTGAAAAACTAAAAATAATTAAACAATGGCCAGGAATTTATAAATACTTTACTAGACAATATGGTACATATCGATTTGCTGTGGGGCCTCAAGAATTTTACAATTTTATAGAGGATTATTTCAGAGCAGAATTAAACGATAAAGGAGGAGAAAAGCAGCAAGAAGCTGTACCATTCACAGAAGAATATCCAGCATCGCCAGCATCGTTAGCATCGCTAGCAACACCAGCAAGAACTTCAGCATCATTTGTAGGAGGTGCTAAACAAGCCTCTAGTGCTCAGCCTATGTCAGAATCTGCTATAAAAGCGCAACGAATCAGTGAACTAAAGGATCAGCTTCCTCTCGATGAAATACCTAACTTTAAGCGTGAAAGTCTTAATCAGCTTTATGAGATAATACATCGTAATGATTTAACTGAAGATTTTAAAAAACCGTATAACTCATTACAGAGAGCTATTAGTAGTTCAAAAAATGTTGATAAAATCTATGATAATCAGTACAAGTTCGAGCAGTTAATGAAAGAAGTACCTGCGAAAAGATCAGATCCGTTTACATCGCCATCAAAATCGCCACGAAAAGCAACAACACCAACGACAAAAGGTAAAGGTATAGATCAGGAAGAGATTGATCAGTGGGCTAGATTTGGTAAGCTTATTATAAATTATGACAAACTTTACCATAAGAACATCTTTTCTGTAAAGTATCCCACAAAGGGGTTGCAAGCCATTGTTGGTCTTCCAAATACGAAAGTCAGCGACCATTTTGTTAAAATTATTATTCAGTTACTCGATGGATCTAATCCTACCGTAAGAGAAATTAATGGTCTCCACGATAGAGAAAGACACATTTATGATCGCGTGTTATACATAGCAGGTCTCAACAAAAAGGTCGGAGACAACAAACACGACAAGACAGTAGCTGATATGAAAAAGAGAATGCAGCTAATTGAAGGCGAAGTTGAAGCTGGAAATAATTCTCCTCTGCTGGCAAAGGATTTGTATCAAACTCTGCACACTTTGAAAGATTTAAATGTAATTACCCAGAAAGAGATAAATAGATATCTTTCTCAATTTAAGAAATAAAATTCCTTTTCCGCAAAATTATTTTCTTCTTCGTAATATATAAACAATGTACCACAAAATTGAAGTTGAATCTCTTTCTCCAGCACAGATTGGAAAACTACTTAGAGGCGATAGAATTCGTGTTAAGAAAGGAAGAGGTCTACCAATCGCTGTTTCCGAAGAGCAACATAAGAAGATCCATAAAGCTTCTATGAAAGGATGCGGTTCCACGATTATGTTTGATCCTTTTCAACAGCACGCTCACCAGCATATGAGAGGCATTCACCAAAGGTCAGCCTCACAATGGGGCGTTCAAGGAGGTTCGACATACGCTGAACGTCTAGCTCGTCGTACTAGAAATACTTTTAAGCCTCTAGCTACTGCTTTTGCTCCTGTTGCAAATACGCTCCGAGATGCAGGTAACCGTTTCTATGATGAGGCTCGCGATGCTGGCAACGATTTTATTGGACAGGCTCGATCTGCTGGACAGCAAGGGTTAAATGAATTAAAAGGACAGGCCCGTATTATTGGCATGCAAGGATTAAATCAGTTGAAAAATGCTGGTCGTGAACTCGGAAATCAACTTGCTTCGCACGGATCTGATATTCTCTCTGGTCTTATTGAACATGGTCCTCAGCTTGCGACTATGGCAGCTCTCGCTCCTATCGGTCTAGGTGTTGGTAACCGTAAGAGAAGAGGACGTGGCCAAGGAGGAGCATTGATCGCTGCAGGATACGGTGTTGGTGGAAAACGTAGAGGAAGACGTTAAGCCCTTGTACCGAAGGTCAGCGTACACCGAAGGTTAGCGTACATAAATATTTTTTTCCTTTAACAACATTTTTAAAATAAAGTCATTCAGTTTAGTATTTTCTGAAAATCGGTTAATGTAATTGTTAAATAATTCGGAAGGATAACCATATCCTTTATCGTAAACAATAGCACCAATACAAAAGTATCCGCATGCAGAGGACTTGTAATCCTGAATTTCTTTTGTCGAGTAAAATAGCCTAGACTTATTTTTATTAGTATGTTCTAGAACTTCTACAGGTGGTCCGAAACCAAAAGCATCAAAATAACAAACAGCTTCGGGAAACACTTTAAAGGCTACCCAATGAGTCCCTTGTTTATCCCCTTGATTTGCACCTTGCAGATTCAGTATATACCAGCCTAAATCAAGTATTTTTGGCAGTTTATCTCTTGAAAAGCAACCATTGATTTCACCAAAGGTCAGCCCCTTCCGGGAGCGTTCACGGTCTGCATCTCTTAAAATACGTATTATTTCGTTAGCATAAAGACCTTCTTCCATATTTTTTATAAATTATTTCTCTATATACGATTAATGTCGATAAAATCTGTGAACAATCTGCGATATCTCTTTTCATCATTTGATGTTGTATCGAGCAAAAAGAAGTCGCCTGGCTTTTGAGTCGCTAAGAAATAAGCATGTTTTACTGCAGCAGGATCATCTCCATTCGTGTTATGATTTTTTAAAATTGTGTTGACGGTATTCATATCGTTTAACTTAAATAAAATAAAAAGATGACAATTTCTCCTTATCTGGATAGGCAAATCTGTGTAATTCTGCGCGGTGGCTATGCATGTGTATCCGTACTTTCTAGCAGAGTTAAACCACTTTTGGATTTTGATCATTTGTTTTCTAGGAAGATTAATAATGTCGTCAAAAATGATTAGCTTCTCTGACTTTTTGTCTTCTTCATTCATATCTGTTAGTTCTGGAAGTTCTTCTGCTTTGTCAATACATTCAATTCCGTCGATATGTTTTCTGAGTAAGTTTACCAAAGGCTCGTCTACTGTTGATCCGCTGAATAGAATTATCCGATGGAAAGCTTCATTTTTTCTAGACAGGAATTCAACAATTGATTTGCTTTTACCAGCACCTGTTGGACCTATCACAGCAATCATGGTACATGGTTTTATGAAATGACGTGTAAAATTTTTATCATTTTTTCTTTGAATACCTACACCCGATGTTCCGCAAATTTTATACCAGTCTTTTATTTCATCTTTATTTTTCATTTTTTTATGTGATCCTTTATTGTAATACTAGGAGAGAAAAATATGAAATCATACAACTTCTATCTCAATAACAAAAATGTTAGTTCAAACCAGAATAACGTCTTTACATACAGTTTTCCGAATGGCTTCGATATACCGGAAGGATCTGAGCTGTCTATTAATTCATGTTCAATCCCATACTCATGGGCAAACATCAGTACTCAGATAGGTAATACTACTTTTGGGTACAACTTTAACGGAACATATTATCCTGTATCGCTAAATAATGGATTTTATCTAATTTCAGATTTGAATGCTCAGCTACAACAGACTCTTGTGAAGAATGGTCATTACTGGTATTCAGTTGGATCAACTTCATATTCTGAAAGCAACAGCATTTCTTTTATTGGTTCTATATCTGGTACGGTTCTAACACCAAATGCGGCAACACCTGTGAGTCTTCCTGTCAATGCTGTGATAACTGGTCAGGGAGTTACTACAAATACAGTTACGTCTTTGGCATCAGCAACGACATACAACTTATCAACATCACAGACTATTGGTCCTATTGTTTTAACTGCAACCTATAATACTACTTATTCTTCGACAGCGCAGATAAACACACTATCCCCAACTATTATATATCCTCTTTCTATCTCTCTGTACACACCCTTGTATACTAATGCAGTCACATGTATTGCTACTCCTGCTCTAGCTTCGATATCCGCGACTTTTGGTGCTGGGTATACACAGGCAAACGGCTCTAACGGTACTACAGCATGGGCTGGCGGTTATGTCTCCTCTTCTTTCTTTCAACTAGTGATTCCATTATCCAATTCTACAACATCAAGTATTGGAAATTTACTCGGATTCACAACAGGATCGTATCCTTCTGCAGCACCAAGTGGTTTATCATCGACAACTTATGGAAATTCTTTACAAGCTAGTCCACCATTTGCGCCAAAGGGATCATCAGTCAACGGTATTCTTGTCAGATGTAATTTAGCTGAGAATCCAATTTCACCGATTGGACAGACTGATATCGTTGATTTTATCCCGATTACTTCACAGTTTGGTTCTAATATCCAGTATTTACCTATTTCTGATGCTTATGTCAAAGCGAAGCCAGGTAAGCACCAATTGCTACAGGTGACATTCAATGACGATAGTGGCAACACGTTGTACATGCAAGACCCAAATATCTTTCTCAGTTTAATCTTAAAAACTCCGAAGTGAGGTCGTCCGAAGAAAATAATGGTTGAAATAATGGTTGAATAATAGAAATCTTAGGAGTCTTAGTTGGAATGGATCTCTCAGGTTCCTCCGTTACCACTTTCTTACTTTCGTTACCATCTGCAGGAATTCGTATTAGTAAATTAATTAACACATTAGGATCCTGTGCTTGTATTTGATTAAAATTCTGGTCGCATATTGTTAATTCAAAAACTGTAAATTTACCAGGGGTTGCCTCTATCCATTTTTCATAAGATGGTGTGTATGTAATATTGGACCCAAAATTTACGTTTGGTGTAAAACTATCAAGTATATCTGTTGGTGTAGTGCAACGATTATTACATAGAGTACATCTCACTATAAGAGAATTTACAGGAGTAGCATTTGGTGTCGTTGTGGAATTTATAGAATAACCTGTAGATTGTAGACTCGGTGGATAAAAAACACCTTTTACGAAACCTAAAATAGAGCTCAGATTATCCAAAAATTTAACTTGTGGTGTTCTTGTCAAAGCAGAGAACGGAAATATACCTGAAGGGTTTGTAAACCCTGCTGGTAAAGATGAGGGGACTGGATAGCAATAAATAGTATTCGCATAATATGTGGCATTTGTTATGATTTGAATATAATATACATTTTGACTTCTTGTCGTATCAAATAAATAAAGTCCTTGACTGATCATATACAATTCGAGTACTTGATTCATATCTTGTGTTGTATAAAAACCATTCGGATATGTAAAATTATAAGTTGTTCCTGAAAATGTAAATTGAATATTTGTATTCGAATATAATCCTGCATTTAAATTAAAAAATGAATAAGGCATGACTATTTGAGATACGCAAATTTGGCTGCCCTCTGGTATTTGTAAAGCACCCTGTATGAAGTTATATCTAAAAGTAGTATTATAATTACCTACAACATTATTTGAGTTTAATATCAAATTATATGGCATTTATAGTGTAGAAGAGAAAATTATACTGTACCTACGCTATTCTTACCGCCTTATAATTAGAGTATGGGTCAATTGGAGTTAAAGTGGTTGCACTTCCTGTGTATTTTGCGGAAGCAATTATCGCACGACTACTAGTATTTGAAAGTATATAGGTAAGAGATGAGGAAACATCAAAAGGATTAATACCTAGAGTGCTAGTTTCATTAAATCTTGATACTGGACTACCTTGACCTATTGCTACTGAAAGTAAAATTTGGTTTCCACTATTCGTGCAGTATAAATTAAATGTAAGAAGCCATACTCCAACTGGTAATGTGATTGATGAAACTGTAGTATATGATGTAGTAAGTGTTGATGTTGATATAGTTCCTATAAAAGTATATCCTATACGATTGCTATTAGTTAGAATAGATGGTGGAAGTGTTGTATAACTTATTGTTGATGTTGATGTGGAAATATTACTAGTTGAAATATTACTAGCTGTTAAACTATTAGGACATATTACCGTTTCAGTTGCCCTTCCCAACACAATTTGATTACTTGCGGTTGGCTGTGCCCCTGCTCCAATAGCAGTTGAATCATTATAATTTCCAGTAGAAAATGCTTGGTATCCAAGAGCACTATTATTACTTCCAGTTGTATTACCACCTAATGAATTTGCTCCAAAAGCACAATTAGTCGCTCCTGATGTATTATTATATAATGAACTTGTTCCAACCGCAGTATTAGTATATCCAGCAGTATTAGTATATAATGCATTTAAGCCAACTCCTACATTATAAATAGCACCACTAGCATTATTATTAAATAAAGCAGATGTTCCAACAGCGGTATTTTGACCTCCAGTCGTATTATGCTGTAAAGCATTAACACCTACTGCAACATTGTCATTACTACTAGTATTATAATACAAAGCATCCATACCAATCCCTACATTACTTGCACCTGTTGAATTAGTATAAAGTGACCCTCTACCAAGAGCAGTATTATTATCTCCAGTAGTTATCTCGTGTAAGGAATTTGAACCTATTGCTGTATTATAACTTCCTCCTGTTGTTATTGTGCTTTGTCCTATTCCGGATAGAAATCCAATCGCTGTATTCTCAATTCCTGTTTTATTATATAATAATGAAGCGTGTCCTAATCCAGTATTACATATACCAGTTGTATTTTCTTGTAAAGATTGAAAGCCTATAGCAGTATTGTATGTATTTGTAGTGCCAGAATTTAATAAATTGGCTAATGCGTATCCACCGATGGCTGTATTATAAGAATTAGCAGTTGTAGTTTGTAATGTTCCAAGACCAATTGCTGTATTATCTCTTCCACTAATATTTTTTAGTAAAGGTTGATAACCAATCGCAGTATTATTGATTCCAGATGAATTTACTTTTAAGGCTTCAAAACCTAAAACAGAGTTTGTTGTGTTAGACCCTGATCCTGTTGATATTATTCCACCATTAGCAGTAATTAATTTATCAAAAGAAAAACCTGTTGTTCCGTTTTCTGCCGAAAAATTTATAGGACCTACTCCTTGTTGTGTAGTAGTATTATACTGAATATAACCAATATACCCCAGCCTCGTCGTTCCATTATTCGCTTTGAATTCCAAAAATCCAGAACGGGTATTTTCAGCTGAACCCTGTAATTGAATATAACCATTACCAGAAGTGGCTGATGCTACAGACCCCGCTCCTACTATATAATTAGAACAAACAATAGGATTTGGGGCAGTAATACCTGTAGAAGTAATAGTCAGCCAAGGACTAGTATCATTAACAGAAGCAAAAATAAGTGGAGCGGTCACTGATGTTGTGTTATTCAATCCACTTTGAATATAATTTTTTGACGCATCACAAATAAATCTTAAATATCCAGCGTTTGCAATAGGATTTACAACTGCTAAAGCACCTTTTGCTGTAAGACTATTATTCGCAGATAATAATGCCGAGAAATCATTCGTTCCTGTAAAAATATTATTAGTTGATAATAAACTACCTCCTCCTGCATTAGCAATAACAAACGAAGTTGTAGCCAATTGATCCGTGTTAGTTCCTAGAGAAGCGGTAGGGGCTTTTGGAATACCAGTAAAAGTTTGAGACCCATTTAATAGAACAACATTGGTAGATAAAGAACCATCTGGAATAGATGTTGAAGAAATAGAAGCACCACTCATTACAGGTGGATTTGAAAATGTATTTGTTCCTGAAAATGTTTGATTAGAATTCAATAAGGCTACATTGGTAGATAAAGAACCATCTGGAATAGATGTTGAAGAAATAGAAGCACCACTCATGACAGGTGAATTTAAAAAGGTATTTGTTCCTGAAAATGTTTGATTAGAATTCAATAATGCTACATTTGTAGATAAAGAACCATCTGGAATAGATGTCGATGAAATAGAAGCACCACTCATCACTGGAGCAACTGAAAAAGTCTTTGTCCCTGAAAATGTTTGTGTTCCTGATAAAAGGGCTACATTGGTTGATAAAGAATTATCTGGAATACTATTATTAGGTAACGTTAAAGTTCCTGTTGCTGTAAAATTATTTGCTGAAATTGTTGTGCTATCTGTTATTCCAGAAGTAAATATAGGACCATTAAAAGTCGTTTTTGTTGCTACTGATGTCGATACTCCTGTTCTTGGTAAGTATGATCCACCTGACGATGTACCGAATAATGATGGACTATAAATAATGCCATTAAAATATGGGTATGGTGCTGTTTGTTCGCTCATTTATGTAATAGTGTTATTTTTATTTTTACGGGAATAAAAATCTTATCTTTAATTATATAAGCAATTAATATGAGACAACATATCCTTATGCACGGCTGCGGAGGTCGATACATTCATAAAAAGCAACTTACGCAAAGATTGCTAAGTGATCAGCATCTCCACCAAAGAAAGGGGCATGGTGTATCCCACAAGAAAATTTTAGACGAAGAGCGATTTCTCTCGGGAGGATCCATGCATAAAAAATTATCGTTGAAACCTCTCAAATTTAAATTCTAAATATAAGAAATAAAATATCATTAGTAAATTAATAGAACAAAATATTTTTAGTTCCTTATCGTTCCTTATGCCTCACAAATCTGTCGACTTATCCAAAATGAAAATTTTTCTTCTTGAAAATGGAAATGACAAATTTGTTGGATACACTTCTGACATGGTAAGAAGACGTCATTTTATCAAACAAAAAGTGTTTAATTCAGATGATCAAAAACTTATTTACAAAACTATTCGAGAAAAGGATTTGCCATGGAAAGAATGGGTCATGACGATTATTGAGGAGTTTCCTTGTTCTGATATAAATGATGTCATACGTAGAAAAAGGGAGCTTATTCTTTTAAAATGTGCAAACTTAAATAATGACGAGACAAGATTCAATCCGGCTTTGTATAAAAAAGAATGGTATAAAAATAAAATTTCTGCCATTAAACGTAAAGAGAAGTGTAATTATGCCTCCGAAGAAAACTAATGCTGATCCAACTAAAAATACTGGACGAAAAATAACGGTGATTGACCAAGAGGGATTTTCGCGAAAAGATGGTGGTATATACGCATTTGCGCCATTTTCAACATTGTCTGGTGGAAAGACTGTTTTTAAAATTGGGTATGCAAACAGTTTCAATCATCGTACTGAAGTATACCACACGTATTTCCCTCAAGGTGTTTATCTAGTCGCTTTTATATCACATATACCAATTAATCCACGTGGAATAGGTCGTGAAAAGATGCATGAAAAAGTAGAAAAATGGATCTTTAAACGGCTAGAAGAAAATCCAAAAGTGGTCAGAATCAATACCACGACAAGACTTCATCAACAAGAATGGTTTTATTGCACAGCTAAAGACGTGAATGATGTTTTCAAAGCTGCTGGCGAAGAGTTCAATGGTGAAGTCTCATGGGCTCATCTTAATCACATTGATCGAGAATATGCAGCAGCATTAAGAAACAAACCTAATTATGTTGGTAAAATTGTGTTCCATGTACCACCAAAGTCTGTGTCGGTATCGGTAGCACGTAAACCTCGAGGTAGACCTCCAAAAAGGATATAAGAACTAGAATAATTATGATATCCAGAAAAAATATCTCAGTAGTATTTCAAAACACTTCAAAAAACCCGGACCAAAAAAAATGACACAAACTAAAATCGTTAACCTTGTCGTACTTAAAACGCAGAGCAAGTTCTTTTCAAAAAGGTACAAACAAATTTACTGTTTCGCTGAAGACTTGCAGGATATAATCAGAGACTATAATTATCTTGAATTGCTGTCAATTGAGTGCTTTTTAGTCGGTGATTACTCTTTTATGTACAAAGATGCAGAGAGTACTGCTATGCGTAATATGTTATGTTCTATGACTCCTAACTACGTTAAGGCTGAAATAGAAGAAGGGTATGTAAAAATGTACTGCTGCGAAAGTAAAGACCAAACTATTAATCATTTTGATGAAGAAGATGCTTATAATTACTTAAATACCAATCGTATTTTAGAAGAAAAGGCGTGGACTGTTACCATCAAGTTCGTCTTAGCCGAAGAAATGGATAACGACGATGCTGATGACGAGCTTTCTTCTGATTCTTCAGAAGTAAATGAGTTTGAGAGACCATACAGAGGTCACAATTTTCTGATTCCAGATTCTCAAGATTAATTCTAAATATTACTACATGCCATGTATCGAATTCTCCCTTATAGTTACAAGAGAGCTAAAGAACTAAATATTCAAATTTTTCCCAGTAGAAATCCAAAATATAAAATTGACGTATTTAAAGGAGAAAATTACATTTGTAGCATTGGTGCATATGGATACAAAGACTTCCCTACATTTCTTAAAGAGAATGGTTCAGAGTATGCATTGAAGCGTAGAGCTGCATACAAAAAACGCCACGAGAGAGATAGACATGAAGTAGGTACAAGAGGTTGGTTTGCTGATAATCTACTTTGGTAAGAATTTATTCGGTTTCACCCGGATAAAATTTTTTGAACATTTTCAGGATATAAAGAGAATGTGATTATAAATAATATTCTAAAAATAAAATCTTACTGATACTATAAACCACAAAAAAATGCCCCGTCAAGCTAGCTTCCTCTCAACTTTAAAAAATCTTGATTACAATGACGCAAAGAAGGCTTGGAAAGCTAAACCACAATTGTCTTATCAAGAAAAGGAGAATCGGAAGGTTGTCGCAATGAGAAAGAGATCTCTAAGGCCTGTACTGAAAGATCTTATGAATACTATCTACAGAAAGAAGAATGTAGAAAAATCTAAAAAGTTCATGTCGGCTATGGCTGCCGGATATACTGATGATAAAGAAAACGTTGGTAATACCAGTAGCATCAAGTCGCTTCTTGTGAAAC